TAACTTTGCAATTAAGTTTGAAGAAAAAGGTCCTCTTGAAGGAAATGGGGTTAATGGTGAAAATGTTTATATTGAAGAAGCAACTGGAGATTTAATTATTGAGACTGTTAATATGAATAATGATGAACAGATAGAGGTTCAAATCGCCATAAATGGTACAATATATGAAGCGAACTTTGGAGAGACTGTATCATGATTACAAATAAAGGCAAGAGTATAATAGGAAAATATATGCTAGGGCAGGCTCCTGCCTATGCTTCATATCTTGCAGTTGGATGTGGCCCTCAGCCATTACAGACAGAAGATGTTGCTGATGACTTTGCAACAAAAACAAACCTAGATTTTGAGATGTTTAGAGTTCCCATCTCTTCTAGAGGATTTATAAACGAAAACGGTATTGACAAGATAGTGCTAACAGCAGAACTACCAACAGAAGAAAGATATGAAATAACAGAGGTAGGTCTATACTCTGCAGGATCAAATCCATCTGCTGGCGCTAACGACAGTAAAACAATATTTTCATTTGCACAAGGAGAAACTTGGATTCACCACACCAACTCTGCTGCAACAGCAATACCGACAATCTCTACTCCTTTAGATGAGCCAGAAGATGATAATGTAATCGCAACAGACGGAGTGTTTCAAACAAATGCTGATAACTCTATATTTTATAAAACAAATCGTCTTGAAAGATATGAACGTGCAAGGTTTTTAAATAACACAATTTTAATCCAAGGAGATGAAGCAGATCTAAGTTTAGATGGTGGTGGCTCTGGTGGAGTTGATCATATTGTTATTGAGCCAGGATCAAACCATATACATTTAACTGCACCAAATGTTGATTTTTCTAAAAACTCTCCAACAGATGAGTTAAGACTTGCATTTTCTTTAGTTAATAAAGATGGAGACTCAGTAGCAGTTCCAGACACGATTAGATTATTAGTTGATTTTGCAGGCACTGATGTTGCAGAACCAGATGTATATGCAAGGTTTGAAGTTGATATTGAAAATGGTTTTGATGGATATGATTTTGAAACAAATAGATATTTTGTAGTAAAAAAACAACTACAAGAACTTTATACAACTCAAAACTTTACTTGGGAAGCCGTCACTGTTGTTAAGATTTATGCCTGTGTTATTGATACTGGAATTAGTGGTGGACCTCTTCCATCTTCTGATTACTATATTGCATTAGACGCTATGAGACTTGAAAACATTGCAACAACAAATCCACTGTATGGTTTGACTGGTTACTCAGTTATTAAAAATGATACTTCTGCAACTATTATTAAATCACCAAATACAAGTAATTATATTGAGTTTAGATTCTCTATTGGTGTGACATAATGGCTGATGCAAACATTAAAAAAACAAGAATTTCAAAATCATTGCTGCCACCAATTGACCATGATACTTTAAAATATAACACAAGATACAGGGTCATTTCTGAAGACAGAAACAGAACCTCTCATTGGTCTCCCATATATAATTCTGATGGTGCTAATGTAGTTGGAACAAGTGGAGCACTTTCAATAACTGAGGAAATAATTACAGCAGTATGGGGAGATGAAAATCTTCATCCAGAATATGATGTTTTTGTTAGTTTTGATAGTAATGCATTTTTTTGGCACGGCACATCAACAGTTCATTCATATTCTTTTTTAAATGAAGGAACAGCAACTGTACGTGTAAAGATACAACTAGCGTCATCTAAAAAACAAATAAAGGCAGGATTAGGAATCTTTGATTCTGGATCACAATCTTTGATATAATCTAACAGGAGGAATAAAATGGCAAAAGTACCACTACCAGAAAGAGGGCAACCTCTTGATGTTACATATATTTATCAGTTAGCAGAGGCAGTCAATGACCTTTCTACCTCTATTTCTGATGCAACATACAACTACACAGATGTTGACGTAGTTGGAGCAGAAAAGAAAAGTTTAAAGACATCAGATACAAAATTTGTTGGTAAGTATAAGTCTATTGCAAACAATGAAACAGTAACTGCTGGCCAAGAAAAAACATACTCTGTAACATTTTCTAACTTTAAATTTCCTCCAATTGCAACTGCATCAATTGTAAACATAAGCGGAACAACTGCTGGATCAAATACAAGCGTTGTGATAACCTCTATTACAACTTCAGAGGTTCAGTTTATTGTAAAGTTTGGAACTTCTGGAACAGCATCAGTTGGCGTTAATGTGATTGCAATTGGTGTACCAAACTAATATGACATGTAAAAGATGCGAAGGAAAAATGTTTGTTGATAGAATACATTCAAACATAGATCACCTAGAAACATATTGTGTAAAGTGTGGAAACAGAAAATTTTATCATCCACCTAGCGAATCTGTGGAGGGAAAATGGTTACTGCAAAAGGAAAAATTCAGAGCGAAACATATAATAGCGAACCTGTAATTTCTGGCGGTAAAAAGATATGGTTTCTTAATGGAGACCTAGTAAGACTTCACCATAGTTCTAGATCAACAGGAATGGTTACTGTTTATAATATTAACAAAGATAGATTAGAAACATGTCTACGTTCTGATTTTAGAAGAAATAGAAAAAGAGCATACACAATTGCTGAGACTGCTAAGTTAGTTAATCGTCATAGAAAGTATATGCCAAGATTAATAAAACGAGGAGTCATTCCTCCACCAGTTGGATCTAGCATTGATGGTAAAACAGGATTTCAAATAAGAGCATATTACTCAGAAGACCAAGTTAAAGAGATTTGTGCTATACTGGCAACTATACATATTGGACAACCAAGAAAAGACAAATTAATAACAAACAACATGACTCCTACAAGCCAAGAGTTGACAAGGCGAATGGGAGACGGTATACTTACATATACGAAGACAGAAGATGGACGATTTATTCCAGTGTGGAGTGAATCTATTTAATTATTGAATGGGTGGATAATGGAAAACGATAATACAAAGGTATCTGTAACACTTGGATATACACTTAATCTAGGAAATTTTCAATCACTACGCCTTGATTTAGGTATTGTAGATTCAAAGCGTGATGGTGAAAATGTAGACGAGGCTTTTGCTCGTGTCTATAAGTTTGTAGAAGATAAACTTACAGAGAAGATTCAAGAAGCAAAATCTGAAATCTCAGAATAATGGCTGATCGCAAAGACCGAATGGCTTTGCTCAGTAGGTTTAACAAGTTTTACTTGCAACGGTATGAGCAGAAGTCTAACATGAATCTAAACGTTGAGCAGTGGGCTGCTGATGCCCTTGTAGAGTCATATGGTATTGCACAGTGTTATGATATTCTTGAATATTACTTTAGCATTGCACAAGATCCATCATGGAATTACTTTGCATATAATGCAGAAAAGATTATTAACGGAAAAGCAGAAGTAGAGCAAGATAAAAAAGAACGTGAAGAACGTAGAAAATTAGCAAGGGAGTGGTTAAGTGAATAATACAGAAGCAAAGTTAATGTCTGCGGTATTACAAGATAAACAAATTCACGTACTACTTCAAGCAAATGTTGAGACATTACTAAGAACGCACAATGACGTATGGAACTTTATTCGTTTATATTCTGAAAATAATCAATGTCTACCACCAGCAGATTTAGTTACAGAAAAGTTTAGAGACTTTGAACCAGTTCCAGGAATTGGAGCAACAAAGCATCATCTAGCAGAACTGCAAACCGAATATCTTAACGATAGCCTAAAAGACATTTTACGCAACGCTGCAGGAGAAGTGCAAAGCGGTAATGGTGGAGAGGCACTTGAACACCTAATTACAAAGACATCAGAACTAAAAAAGAATACTTCTGCAATTCGTGATATTGATGCTACAGATCTTGAGTCTGCAGTTGCATACTATGAAATGGTTCAGAAACAAAAAGAAACTGGTCAAATAGGAATTAAGACAAACCTTCCAGGATTTGATAACTATTTGCCATCTGGAATTATGCCAGGACAACTGGGAGTCTTTCTTGCTTATCCAGGAATTGGTAAATCTTGGATGGCTTTATACTTTGCAGTGCAAGCATGGAAGCAAGGAAAGTCACCACTTATTATTTCTCTTGAAATGTCTGAAACAGAAGTTCGTAATCGTATTTTTGCAATTATGGGTGAAGGTCTTTGGTCACATAGAAAGTTATCCAATGGTGAAGTTGAGATTGACATGCTTAAGAAATGGCATGCTAACAAGGTTTCTGGCCGTCCAGAGTTTCACATTATCTCAAATGATAGTGGCGGAGAAGTAACTCCTTCTGTTATTCGTGGAAAGATTGATCAGTACCGTCCAGACTTTGTGGTTGTTGATTACCTACAACTTATGTCTCCAAACCAAAAGGCTGACTCTGAAACGGTACGAATGAAGAACCTTTCACGAGAACTTAAACTAATGTCTATTGGTGAAGAAGTACCTATTATTGCTATCTCATCTGCGACACCAGATGATGTAAAGGATCTATCAAGTCCTCCAACACTTGGACAAACTGCTTGGTCTAGACAGATTGCTTATGATGCTGACTGGGTTATGGCCCTTGGCCGTGCAACTAACAGTGATATCATTGAATGTGTATTTCGTAAAAATCGTAATGGGTTTATGGGAGACTTCTTAGTTCAAGTAGATTTTGACAAAGGTTACTACAGGTATAAAGACTATGAAGACAAGTAATATATATACACAAGAACAGATTAAGCGTGTTCTTGTTGGCTCTGGAGTTGATATTGAGGCAGAGTTTGGAAATGACTTCATAATCTTTTGCCCATATCATAATAACAATAGAACCCCCGCAGGTGAAGTTGCAAAAGATAGTGGATTATTCTTTTGTTTTGGTTGCCAGACAACAAAGAACTTAGAAGAATTGATAATGCATATGTCTGGACGAACATACTTTGAAGCAGTTCGTTATATTAAAAGTAAAGAAACAGAGCACGATATTGAAAAGTTAGTTAATAAAACATTAGTTGCACCACCAGAGTTTACTCCATATGATGAGTTAATCTTAAAGCGTTTACATAACCAATTGCTTGCAGATGAAAAGCCTAAGAATTATCTTAAGTATAGAAAGATTAACAGTTCTTCATTTACAAAGTTTTCACTTGGCTATTCAGAAAAACAAAATTCAATAACCATACCAATGCATTCACCAGATGGCATGTGCCTTGGCTTTGTTGCAAGAACCATTGAAGGTAAAGATTTTAAAAATACACCAGGATTACCAAAGGGTAAAATATTATTTAACCTGCACAGAATTAAATCATCTGGTACAGTATATGTAGTTGAATCATCTTTTGATGCTATTCGATTAGACCAAGTAGGTTTCCCAGCAGTTGCAACTCTGGGTGCTAATGTATCTAATTCTCAAATTAGATTGTTAGAAAAGTACTTCACAAACGTTGTACTAATTGCAGACAATGATGAGGCTGGTAATATAATGAAAGATAAGTTAGTTGAAAAACTTGGATCTTTGGTTACTACTATTAGACTTGATAAAAAATATAAAGACATAGGTGATATGGAAGATGAAGAAATTAAGAACTTAGAGTTCCAGTTTGACAAATCTATATCTGCTATGCTAAACTAATATAACAACACGAAGGAGAAAAATATGAGTATTGTAAAGGGACTTAAGAACATTGAAACCCTACTCGAAAAGCCAAAGTATGACGAGAATGCACCAAAGGTTAAGTGGCTAAAACTTGCCGATGGACAATCAGTAAAGATCCGATTCATTGAAGAATTGGATGAAGATTCTGCAAACTATAATGCAGAGCGTGGACTTGCACTAGTTGTTAAGGAACACACAAATCCAAAGGACTATAAGCGTAAGGCTGTAGACACAATGGAAACAGAAGGCCGTGACTGGGCAGAAGAAATGCATCGTAAGGATCCAAAGGCTGGCTGGAGAGCACGTCTTCGCTTCTATTGCAACGTTCTTGTAGATGATGGGATTGAAGCACCATATGTTGCAATTTGGAACATGGGTATTAGCAAGCAGTCATCATTTAATACAATTCGTGAGTATGCTCTTGAAACAGGAAGCATCTCTAACGTAGTATGGAAGTTAAAGCGTAATGGTCAGGGTACTGAAACCAATTACACACTAATTCCATCAGCGCCAGATAAGGAACCATTTGCTTGGGGAGACATCAAGCCTTATCCACTAGAATCTGCACTACGCAAGATTCCATACGCAGAACAAGAAGCGTTCTACTTGGGGTTTGATACTCCATCTATAACTTCATCTACCAACGCAGATTGGTAATATGAACTACGTAGGCTTACACGTACATACCCATTACTCACTATTTGACGGCGTAGCAACTCCAAAAGAGTATGTTGACCGTGCTAGTGCTTTAGGTATGCCAGCAATCGCAATCACAGACCATGGTACGTTGTCTGGTCATCGTGAGATGTATCGCATGGCTAAAGAAAAGGGTATTAAGCCGATTCTAGGTCTAGAAGGATACATGTGTGCAGACATATCTGATACACGAGATAAGTCTGAAAGAGAAGGTCAACAAGATCTTATCTATAACCACATTATCCTTCTAGCCAAGAATAAACTAGGTTTGGAAAACCTTAATAAGATTAGTGAACTATCATGGACAGATGGTTTCTTTAAGAAGCCAAGGTTTGATTTTGATATTTTACAAAAGTATCGTGAAGGAATTATTGTAACATCTGCTTGTCCAAGTAGTGTTATTGTTAAGGCGTTAGAAGAAGAAGAGTTTGCTCTTGCTAAAAAGTATATTCAGTGGTTTAAAGATAACT